GTGGGAAATTTATAAACGTTTGACATGCAGGAATAACCTTTACTATAATTTAATGTATATTATAACACAGTTTATAGTGAATGTACACTATATTTTTAATCCTTTTACTGAGGGTGCTCCGATCTTGCATCCGATAAACCCATTATAATACTCATCTGTCAAAAGGACATCCCTGTCAAATTGCTCCTTGGCTTCCATGTATGCACACTCTCCTTTTGTCTTACACAAATGAATAATTTCTCGTTTTAAATGGTCAGAGCCATTGTCGTTTATTTCTTCATTGAGCATGTTACTTGAACCATAGTATGTTTTCCAATCGGATTCAACTAAGGTCTTTTTCCTGCGCTTCCTTGTCTTGGTTATCCCTAACGTTTTGGTAAACCAAAAGAACTTCTTACCAACATACTTCTGGTTTGTCTTCTCGTTTGTTATGAGATACACAAACCCGTAATAGTCTTTCGAACTAAAGTCTTGAGGCGGGATCCACTCTTTATCATTATATAACCACATGTATTATATATACTAGTCATCAAAGTTCAACTCTTCAATATGATCTTCGATAGGTTCACCGCAAATTGGACAATACTTTGCATCTTCCTCTTCACATGATACTCGCGACTTATTATAACACATAGGGCATTCGATTTGTTTTATACTCATGACTTACCCTCCAAATGATGCTTTAGTTCAGTAAGACCACCAATAACTTCACCATCGATCTTTATCTGTGGAAATGTCCTTGCTTCTGGAAATTGCTCAAATAGTTGTTCACGGGTAAAATCTGTACCTAGTTTCTTATAAACATAATCATGAGGCTTTGATAACGCTTTAGCACTATCACATTGTGGGCAATTATCTTTGCCGTATATTTCGATGTTCATTGTATCTCCTATAAACTTAATGCTGCTAATGTGTCTGTTGTCATATCCTTTTTTACACCGCCTGTTACATACGACGTGATTTCAGTTTCTTGAGGAGCTACTTGTACGTTACCACCCCCGATCCACTTTTCAGTCCATGGTAGAGGATTTGTTTTAGAAACATGGAATGGTGAATGAATGCTAAGTGCTCTCATTCTTTTTGTACCAATAAATTCAACATAATCACATAATAATTTTTCATTTAAACCAATCATCGATCCATCTTTAAATAGATAATTAGCCCACTGTTTTTCTTGTTCGATTACATCAACAAAAAGCTTTTCAACTTCTTCCTTTGTTTCTTCTTGAATCTTAATATAATCTGGATCTTCTTTTAGTAAACTCTTAATCATTACTGTAGTACCAGCAAGGTGAACGTTCTCATCTCTTGCAATAAACTTAATGATCTTTGCATTACCTTCCATCTTCTTTAATTCAGCAAATGCCCATGAACATGCAAACGATACATAGAATCGAATACCTTCCAAAGCGTTGGCACTCATAAGAGCCAGCCAAATCCTTTTCTTATGTTCATAGTTTGATATATCCTTTGGTGCATCGATTAGTTCATCATACCATTTACATATATCATCTGCGCAATCAACGATCTCTCTATTATTCATAATCGTATCGAATACCACAGAAGGATCTGGATAAATGTTACGAATAATATGTGTATAAGAGCGACTATGAATTGTTTCAAAGAATGCCCATGTAGTAATCCAATTCTCCACTTCAGGTAATGAACACACTGGTAAGAATGCATCCAATGGTTCTCTACCTTGAACTGAATCTAATAGAATTTGTCGCTTTAAATTGCTTGTAAAAATGTGTTGCTCGTGTTCGTCTAATGCGTCAAAGTCTTTCTTATCTTTTGACACATCGACTTCTTCTGGTCTCCAAAAGAAACCAAGTTGTTTATCTGTAATCTTATCAATGTTTGGATATTTGACTGTATCATAACGTGCGATATCAACTGGATCATCCAAAAACATCATTTTTGTTAGGTGTGACTCTGTTCCATTTGTTCTACTCATATTTTACAACTCTCGCAGTCTTCTTCTTCTTTCATTTCCCCTGCACCATCGTAAGTATTAAAGTAGTACAATTGTTTTAAACCAAACTTATAAGCTGTCACTAGATCAGTTACCATTATTGACATAGGTACCTTTGAGTCTTCAAAGAAATCAGGATTGTATGATGTATTCACACTAATGCCTTGATCGATATACTTTTGAAGAATCGCACAGATTTTTAGATAACCATCTGGTGACTCTTGATCCCATAGGAGATCATACTTATTTTTAAGGTGATGGTATCCAGGAACAACCTGAGCCATTACACCATCTTTAGATTGTTTGTACGAAACTAAAGCTCTTGGTGGTTCAATACCATTTGTACTATTACTTATTTGTGCAGATGTCTCGGCTGGCATGAGAGCCATCAGTGTAGAGTTACGTATACCAGTAGATTTTAACTGATTACGTAAACTATCCCATGGCATTCTTTCTTTATGTGACACTAAAGTATTTACAGCCTCCTTATATGTATCAATTGGAAGAACTCCACTGCCATATTTTGTCTCATAATTCTTGTTTATTTTACCTTTTTCTGTAGCTAAATCAGCAGAAGCTTTAATAAGATAATATGACCATGCTTCGGCATATTCATCAACTGTTTCAAACGCGCTATCATCATACTTTAATCCGCGCTTAGCGAGGAAGTATGCAAGATTAATAATACCAATGCCAAGTGGTCTACGATTCATTGTAGAAAGTTCAGCAGCTTTAATTGGGTAATCCTGATATGTAAGCAATTCATCAAGACCTCGTACAGCTAGATTACAATACTTTTCAAAATCAACAGGATCATTAATAAGACCCCAATTAATAGCTGATAAAGTACATAGACTGATTTCACCATTTGGATCATTGACATCATTTAATGGGTGAGTCGGTAGATCGATTTCACAACATAGATTACTCATTCTAATTGGAGCAACCTTTGGATGAAATGCACCATGTTCATTAGCATGATCGACATTCATTATATAAACTCTACCGGTATCTTTACGTTCTGCTAATAGAGTTTGGAATACCTCCATTGCCGGTACAGACTTTTTACGAATAGATGTTTTTCTTTCGTATTCTTCATAGATTTTTTTGAACTTATCTTGATCTGAAAAGAATGCTTCGTATAAACCAGGAACATCATTCGGATCAAAGAATGTAATGTTACCACCAGTCAATAGACGCTCATACATTAACTTGTTTAGCTGGAAGGTATAGTCCATGTGACGTACACGATTTTCTTCAGTACCTTTGTTGTTCTTTAACACAACTAGATCTTCAAACTCATAGTGCCAGATTGGTAGATAGACAGTAGCTGCACCACCACGAACACCGCCTTGAGAACAAGACTTTACAGCCGATTGGAAGTATTTCAAGAATGGAATCAGTCCTGTATGTACAACCGAACCATCACCAACAGTAGCACCTGCAGCTCGAATAGAACCTGCACCAATACCAATGCCAGCTTTCTTAGAGATATATTTTACGATGCTGGTTGAAGTTGCGTTAATAGAATCGAGGCTATCGCCGGATTCAATAAGAACACAACTAGAGAATTGACGGGTTGGAGTCCGAACTCCAGCCATGATAGGCGTAGGCAGAGAGATATAGAATTGAGAAATTGCATCATAATAATCCTTAACATATTTTAATCTTGTTTCTTTTGGGTAATTCATAAAGAGTGTAGAAGCAACCATCATGTACAACATCTGTGGTGATTCGTATAGCTCTTTTGTTTTACGATTTTGTACTAGATACTTACCACGGAATTGTTCCATTCCAGCATAAGTAAAGTCATTATCACGGTCATGCTTAATATACGAGTCAAGTTCATCGATTTCTGTATACTCATAGTTTTCCATGATTCCACAGTCGTACACTCCACGGCCTACATTCTCGATGATTAGTTGTCTAAGAGGCCATGGCTTATAATCACCATAGACTTCTTTACGAATCTTATAGTTGATCAAACGTGCTGCTACAAACTGATAATTAGGTGTTGCTTCACAGATTAGTTCTGCTGCGCTTTTAATAAGAAGCTCATGGATGTCATAAGCTGGAATTTTGTTGTATAATTGTATATTCGCTTTAATTTCTATTTCAGAAACAGAGACACCAGTAATGCTTTCCGTCGCCCATTCGAGTACCTTGTGTACTTTCTCTAGATCGAAGGGTTGCACCGTGCCATCTCTTTTAGTGACGTTAAAAGACATAAGTTGATCCTGTTAATGTATTTGAAAGTATATTATATCATACTAATGTAAAAAAGTAAACTGTTATTTTAGTTTATTTTCAAGTTCTTCAATTCGTGCGAGGATCAGAGGATATTGTTTACGGAACTTAGCATCTTTCTTTGCTAGCTCTAAATCGTATTTGTTAGCGATATACTGTAGACTGTTGTCCACGTATTGCTGGAACCAGATTCCAAATTTAGTCTTTTGAAACCAGTTATAGAATGAACTACCGATGATTGCTGATAATATTGACTTAAGTGTAAGAACTACTAACCACGGCATTTTTCAATTTCCTCTTTGTTTTGATCCACTAAATATATATAACCGTCCATGCCGTGATCTGTCAAACCATCAAAGAATTTAAATTGTGACCAAGCTGTTACAAATCCTTTAACAAGATCCCACATGTCTTGCCAATATGTATAACCTAAGGCAAGGTTTTCTTTACTATTGAAATACATTTCGAAACCATCATGCTTAAATCCTAAAATAGCAGGAGGTACTTTAGCAACTAGATCATTATTATTAACAAATCGATAATGAGGAACACAACATGTATTAACAAAAGTCTTACCGCCAACACGAGGAGAACCAAATGTAAACAATGCTTTAGCAAATGGATAACGTGATGCACCAATTGTTGCCATAGCACCACCAAGAGAATGACCACAAAAGTATACATCACGAGGAGTTTTAAGCTTGCTATTATGTACGAGTACCTTTAGAACTTCTTCCCATAGCTCATCGATTTCTTCTTTAAAGCCACCATGAACCATACCAGCAGAGCTTGATTTTTCTTTAAAGAAATTGAGGTCAGCTTTAAGATCGTTTAATTGATTGGGTTGAGTACCACGGAAAGCAATCCATAACTGATCGTCGAATCGTGTAACTAGACATTCAGCGTTGTTAATAGAAGTAAGCTTAGACTTTGCATCCTTGTGGATTTCGTTTTTAATCAATTCGTCTCTTTGTGCGCTATCGTCTATATAAGACCATGATGCTAAACGTGCGGCTACTGCTGCTTTTTCACTCAGACTTTTCGGACTGGCCATTCTCTTCTTCCTCTATAGTAGTTACTTTCTTATAATATATGACAACTTCTTTTAATTCTTTAACATATCTCTTAATTTCTTGAAGATTATATGCCATGAGTTCATAATCACTAGGTGACATAGCAAAGAATACTAACATATCACCAGATTCCTTTTTAATGTTAACAAGGAATTCATCGATGTTTTTATCTGATACGACGTACCATTGCGGTTCTTTTAAATCAATCGGCCGAGGTAATACAGGCTGTGTAATCTTAATCTTTATCGGTACTGTTTTTATTTCAACCTCGCGAGGAGGCTGTTTCAGTAATGCACAACTACTCAGTAATAGGACTGATAATAAAGCTGCTGTCGTTTTCAAGCGAGTCAAATACATCTTTGGTTGCTCCATTTACTCTTGTCTCAATTAAGCCAGGTTTTGCAGCTGCGAGTTTAGCTAGGTTATGTCGCTTAAATATATCGAGATACCTATTCATCTCAGCTTCAATTTCGTGATTCTTTTGTGATAGAGCATTCAGAGCTTCGCCTTGTAACTCATAGGATTTTTGCATAGTATTAATTGCATCATCTTGAGTCTCAATCTTCAACTCATATGCTTTATTCAAATCACGTAGTTCAATCAATTGATTTTGTGTGCTACTATAGTATAAGTAACCTATAATACCAAATGATATTAATATTCCAATCAGTACTTTACTGAGCATTCTTTTTTGCTTCTCTAGCTGCTTTCTTAGCGTTCATACGCTCAACAAACTTACGGCCTTCTTTAGTGCGACCATCATAGATCTTTTTCTTTTTATCTTTATCACCTAATGGCTGAGGAGTTATCGCTACAGCGTCTACACCCATTTGCTCATTAGCAGCTTTAAGCCATTGTTCAAAGTTAGTCATCGTTTTATATCTCCATTTGAAATATATATTTCTTGATTTGTCTGTACGTGTCTTACCTTATAAATGTTTTTACCAAGGATTGAAGCACAAGATGCAGTTCTTTCTTTTATCTCAATCTTAGTATTTTTAAGTGCTATTACATCGCCAGTAATAGGTGACACAGCATCTTCGACTAGTGTATACACACCAGGATTGATACCGCCATCATTCTCAAACCATTTGTTTTCATTAAAATATTCATTGCTAATCTTTTCACCAGTCACTTCTTCTAATATCTCTATTAGTTTTGATTCAGGCAATTGCGTATGCTCTTTAATAAGAAACAATGCTGTAGCATAAGTAGCAAGTTTAGTTTGACCAAATGGTAGCTTACTGAGTAATCTTTTAATATTAAACACTAATCTGTGAAATACGGTATAAGAAGACTTTTCATTATTGGTCTTTGGTTTTTTTAAAACCTTACCATTCTCGTCAATGATCTTAAGATCAAAGGCTTCCATCTTATTCCATGGTGTAACAAGCAGTTTAAGGAACCTGAAGGCGTAAAATAGATCAGCCGTTCTCGATACAACACCTTCATTTAATTTTTGTTGCATTACAGTTTCCTTAATACATTTATTATGTTTAAATCTAGTGGAACTTCTACTTTCTCACTTTCGTCTAAATAGTTTAGAAAAACTAAAAATGGTTTAAGATATGGATGATGTTCTTCATCAACCTTAAACCATATCATACGATTAGCTGCCTTTAAACCAAAGACGTTATATATGACTATAATGTGATTGACTATTAAACGTTCTTGCAAATCATTATGGACTTCGTATCGCCTAAACAATCGTTTAAGATATTTAAATCTTGCTAAGTCCTCTTTGAATTCTTCGATATCCGCACATTGATTATTATCATAGTTTTGCATAGCGAAGAACTCAAAGTTCTTGTTTGTAAGTTTGTCAAATACTCTCATCATATAGTATATATACTAATGCTTCTATTTTAGTTTGGCTTGTAGATCTTCTATTTTTTGTTCAGCATTATAGATTACTTCATTTTGATAATCTTCAGTTTTGTCGGCTGCATCTTTAGAGATTTCTTTATCTTTTAACTTTCGGTCAGATACTTTTATCTTCTCTTTAGCACGCTCGATTTTGGCTTGTAGCTCTTTAATTTGGCTTTCAACACCAGCTTTTGCTTTATCACCAGATGAATCACCACCAGTTACTTTATCAGCTGCTCTTTGAACTTTCTTCTTAGCCTTATTAAAGAAATCACCAACACCTTCTTTAACTTCGCCATCTGCTTCATAGTTAGCATCGACGTAATCAAAGAATTCTTTCTTCTTACCATCTTCCAATTCAGCAGGTGATTTAACACCAAACTTTTTCAAAGCAGATGTAAAGAAAGCTTTATATTTCTTTTGCTTATCAGATTCTTCTTCAGTCTTAGCTTCACCCAATGAGGCCATTAATGATTTAACAGTCTTGAGGTCTAGCTTCATTTTCTTGGCAATAAACGCAGCGTCTTTACCTTGATCAACATAGTCAGCAAACTCTTTCATTCGGCCTTCATTGATAACAAGTGCTTCGCTATGAGCTTCATCGACTTCCTCGCCTAGATCAACCTTCTTAACACCGTGCATTTTACGCACTTTATCAACGTTTTGATCGTCTGACTTATCAGTAGGATCAGCTACGTTTTCTTCTGGAGCTTCATGTGTATAACCTTTAGCAGCAAGAGCTTTATGCCCAGCTTCATCTTTAGCTACTTCTTTCTTTCCAGTCTTAGGATCGAACATATCGTGTGGATACTTCATTTCCATTTCTTTTACTTCTTTACCTTCGAGGACACCCTGTACCGCTTGCACGAGGTCCTTGTTTACTTCTGAGAGTTTCATTTTTTTCTCCTATTGCATTAAGTACATTCCAGTGACCCCACCGACGATGCCGGTAACAAGGATCCAGAACAGTTTATTTATAACATTAACTACTATTTCGTTCGAACTTACTTTAGTTTCGAGGTCTTCTAAACGCTCAACGATTTTTAATATCTGGTTAGCTTGCGCTTCACCATATTTCGCTAGCATTGTAATCTTCTCTTCGGCCCGGGCAATCGATACTATAGCTTCAGATAACTGATCAAGTTTATTTTCGATTCGGTCCAGTCGAGCATTTTGATCACTATGATCTTTTGTTGGTGGTGACATTACTTCATTTCCTTTTGAGATTTTACCCAGTCCTTTGCTAATTTATTCTGCACCGGGCGATTGATGAATTTTTGTACTTGTTTATACGCTTTTAACATAATATCTTCGTCTGATTTGTTATTGTCAACAATCAATATATTTTTAGCACCAAAATAACTTTGAAATTTACCTATGTTGTTTTGCACTCTATTCCATGAATCAATCACTAAAGGTTCCGGAACAGAACGCGTACGTTTCTTATTTCTTTCTAACGCTACCTCTAACGAGGTGTTTACGAATATCATATAGGTATCATAACCAAAATTTCTTAGCATTTCTGAGCTAGTCTTTATATTATTAAAGTCTTTACCAGTACCATCAATAGCTAATCCCAAACGACCTTTCATATAAATTGATTGTCGTTTACCGGTCATTTGCTTTGCTCGAGATCTAACTCGATCCCTAGCATCTGATTGTGAATCTGGCATTTTAAAATCTAAGTCATTCTTTTTCATACCTAATTCAAACAGATCATCTGAGTTGACCATTTTAAGTCCACTAGACTTTGGTATAGCACCCTTTGCTACATACGACTTACCGCTACCGGGACCACCAGCCATATAGATAGCTTTAAATATTCCCGGATCATTTACACCTTCGTCTATAAAGTCTTTAAACTTATCCAAACTCATGTCCCGCCACTCTTTTCATTTGCTTTTTAAATTCAGCAAAATCAGGTTTATTCTTATATAGTTTAATGGTAACCTCAGGTCTTTCTTTACCTTTGATTCTCCAATTAAATCCTTTTTCTTTGTGATCAGGCTTTGTAGTCTTTACAACACGGCGCTTGAATCCAGCTTCCCAGCCTTCACCTTTGTATTTACCTTCGCCTTCTGCTATAAAATCTTTAAAATCTATCACAATTAAACTCCGTGGTCATCTCGCCAACGTTGAACTTCTTTCTTAGCCAATCCTACATTTTTATATGCAGTTACTGGATGCCTTGGTGTATGACCACTGTTATCAAAGATGGTAGGCAGTACTTTTTGACTACCATCTTTATTAAACTTCATGGAATCCATACCAGATAAACGAATCTCAAACTTACCGTCTGAAGTCACATGCTTAAATACTTTCTTGTTACCAGCGCCATATCCATCTGGAACTTTCTTCCATTTAATCTTAGCTTCTGTTATAAAGTCTTTAAATTTAATCATTATTACTTATCGTCTATGATGATACCAAATGTATCTCTGATTTCGATTGTAGGACCTGAAGTGAACTTAGCGTCACCAGCACCAAGCAAGCCATCGAGTCGACCAGCTTCTGTGCTTTTATAAGAACCTTTCATAGCCTTCATCATCTTCTTAAGTTTGACATCATCTTGAGGACCTTGAAGCATTACTACAAAATCGTTGCTTAGTAAGTAATAATCTTGATTTTCTGTAGAATAGCTTGGTTCTTTTACAAACTTACCAAACTTCTTACCTTTCATACCGACAACACCAAAGCTACCAACTGGAAGTTTAGCTTTCTTTTCTGCCTTTACGACATAATCGAGAACCAAATCAGAACCCTGTTTAGTAACCCATTGGCCCCACATTACGGTAAGTTTCTTTTCATCGACCTGAGACATCTTGGCTTTTTCGATGTATTTTTTAAATGACTGAGCTACCAAGTTACCCAGCTGAGACATTGAACCGGTTGGACGGTATGCTTTTTCTTGCAGCTCTGCTCTAATTTGTGTAAATTGTTTCATTTTAAATCCTTTGTTTTAAGTTTAAATTATTATTTCTTATATCGTGGATCAGCACGGTATTGGTATTTTGTTGGAACTTCAGAACTAACCATGAAGCTTCTAGCTGATTTTTTAACATCATTTAGTTTAGTCAAAACTTTGTTGAAAGCTTTTTCGTCAAAATCATTACCAGCTTTCAGACCTCTTAATACTGCTTCAAGATCCTTTGCTATTCGAGGTAGATCACCATCGATCATTTTGCCAGGAATTCGCTGGAAAGCTTCGTCGATCTGTGCATCTTCTTTCATTAATTTGCTTTTATTCTTAGTAGCATAAACATCAGCGGATCGTGAAGCACCACGATCACCACTAGCAGCGTATCCATCTAGGTATGCTTGAGCATGGCCTTCAGCATCTTTAGCAGATTTAAACATCTTACCGCCAGAATACATTACATGACCTTTTTGTGAATGTGTAATCAAAGCACGAAAGCCGCCCTTTGGTCCTTTTTCAGATCCAACAGTATAGTCGACAGGATCTAATCGTGCTTCTCGTAGAGCACGTGCTTCTCGTATTGCTTTAAATTTAATCATTAGTATTGTCCTTTAAGTAATCTTTAAATGATTTTGAATTATCTTCAAATGCTAAATGTTTAGGTAGTAAATCTTGCTTAATCATATCATGAAAAACTACGCTTAAGTTTTTGTAATCAAGGCCTGTAATCTTAGCAGTCTTCATCATCATTTTCTTAGCGTTATCAGTATCGCCTGATGATTTTTTGCGTAGATCAAGGTAGAATCTAATAGCCTTTTTATATATTGGCTTTTTCAGAGTACGATCGATATAACGATCTAGTCTTGGGAATTGAGTAATTGCTATTACTTCATCAAGCTCACCAGGAGTCATACCCTTTACATGATCAGTATATTCATCCGAGCCATACTCGTAATATTCTTTAACGGTTGCTTCAGCGCGTACCTTTGCAGCTAAGTCTTTATCAGCTTTGCCCCACGTACCTTTTGACTTAGTAACGAATGAATTAACTCGAGCGAATGCCCATTGTTGTGGAGTAGTACCAGGACGGTGACCAGTTCTCCATGCAGCCATTCCACGATCATATACCTTTTTAAGTATACCGTATGGCATGCCTGATTTATCTGCTTTCTTAACAAGACCAGCGATTTTCTTTTCTTCAAGATCATCTTCACCAAACATTTGCTTATACTTCTTAGTATGTTTAGATGGCTTAGTCTCACCAGTAGGATCACCAGGAGCGGGCTTATAAGCTGCAGGGTTATCATCATCCATGTCAGCTTGCTTTTTAAATTGTGCTTTACGTTTGTCTGCAGTTGATTTGCTCATACCTGCATAGTAATCTTCTTCTAACTTTTCAATTGAATCTAACCAGCAACGCTTCTTACTGCCATCTGCAAATTCAACTAATACGTAATTGGCACCAGTCATTGTGAGTGTACCAACCTCATTTGTTTCTTTTACAATAACTGTATCGCCTTCAACGAATAACTTACCAGCCTTATACTGTTCGCGTTCTTCTGATACTGTTTCTAATTGGATATGCTTACGATGTTTATGAGACTCTTTAAGACCCATACCTTTACGAATAGCATTAAATAATTCTTTACCATCTTTATAAGATGATGGCATACCTTTACTGAATGATGCAAAATCATTTGCTACAGCAGCAGCTCTTAGCTTAGATGCACTCATACCAGATACATCATCTGAATCAGGATCCCTTGCACCAGCACTGATGACGGTAATACCACCTTCAAACTGATAGAAACCATGACGGCCCTTTTCGCCATTGTATTTGTTTAATAGCTTATCGAATTCTGTTAAACGATCTTCACCAACAACCATATTAACTTTGGTGAAACCTTGATCATATAGACGAGTTACAATATCAAATACAGTACGAACGTTTGAATCGCTCATAATGTTTCGTGCATACTTAGGAAACATCTTACGGAGAAATTTGATTTTTTCTTTAAACTTAAGAGGATTCTTCTTAGGATCATTTGACTGTGAAGCATATATTCTAAATTGACCAGTGCCTGCTTTTTTCTTTAAAGCATCAAACACTTTCTCATGGCCGTTCGTTGGTGGATTAAATCGACCAAATACGAATGTGATGTCTTTCGTTTCTTCAGATAAATATTCACTAAAGCGTTTTGGATTATACGCCATTCTTTTTATTTCCTCGGTTCCCATCTAAAAGTTATCGACTCGGGGAGTCCCAACCTTTAATAATATCTTTACTGAAATTGTTAGTCGAAAATTCTAATCGATCAACTAACTTTACAGCGCCACCTTCCATACGATCTATAGCAACAAAACCTTCAGGGTTGGTTACCTTAAATCCGGAACTAGTCTTAACAAATGTATTAATGTTTGATAGACTGTTTAGTTTATTTATAATAATTAATTTCGCATCTACCACAGAATTTTGCAAATCAAACACTTTTTTCAATGTTTTTATGTTCTTTTTGTCAAAAAACTTTAATAATTCGTCACGCTGTGTTTCTTTCTTTTGCTTACCTTTATCTGATTTTAGTTTATCAATCTGTTTAGCATATCGTTGATTAACAAAATCAATTAAACCTTTTGTATGTGCATCAGTATTAGTAATACGAACATTTGCTCTAACCTTTGTATTATTATATGTATTAATGATTAGATTCAATTCTTTATTCTGTTCGATCTCTTTCAGCACACTACCAGAGATTTCTCTAAATAACTTACCAGCATTTGATAGATGAGCAGTGACTGCAGCAGTTTCCTTTGCCGTCATCGTAGCGGTACCAGATAGATCAGGAAGCGTAGCATCAACAGACCATACCTTACTTGTTGGCTTAAGTTTAGAAGCAATGGACTTACCAAACTCAGCTCTCATAGTTTCATATGTTGG